CGTTAAAAAGCATCTCAATTAATACATGTTGCGATCAATGCCTTGAAGCTCCAAAAGTAGCGAGCGAAGTTCTTGTGAAGTATAAAGCTATTCTTTCGGACGAATAAAGTAAGTTTGTTGGATTAAGTTTTAAAGGTCGCGAATATCTTTTTTTAAGTCTCAAGATCATCAATATAAGAATCAATCTCAATAGGGTCAAACTTAAAAATCTCTTCTTTAATCGTTTGCTCTTGATCTTTTATGAGATCGCAAGAGTAGTCATTGTCAGACCACGCGCAAATGTAAACCTCGGTCGAGTAGCATTTAGAAACGAATAAAAAAATTAATAAGCTTCTTATTATAGTACCTCTACAAAGAAGGTAGTTTTCTCTTTTTGGTAATCGTTGATTTGATAATAGTAACCATCTCGCGGTTATTTTCTTCCACTTCTTTGTCATCAGTTAAGACTTTCCACCAGGTTCCCATAAGATGATTCTTTAAGTCCTTGGTGATATAAATAGTCACCTCACAGAGCACTTTAAAGTCACCTAGGCAGTGATCATAAAATTGAATAGTATATTTTTCTCCGACTTTAAATTTCATTTAATTATAGTTCCATTAGGCAAGAGTAATTCATCATCATAAATTACATGAGTGTGTAGGTTAAAGTTTCCGCTGGGCTTCATAAAGACAGTGGCATATCCATTCTGCCAAGAAGTCTCAGCGTTTTTTATGTAGTGCGGATTAAGCTCGCACATAGCAGGGAGACTCCATGCCGATCGGGATTCGCCTCGTACTGAAAAGGTTTTACACTCTGATGAATGAACATGACCAAAAAGCACATTTCGGGCTCCCGAACTCTCATAATGTTTTTTGTGGCATGTGCTTCCGTGATGCATCCCATGGGTAATTGAAAGCTTTCCAAAATCCAACCAGTCATTGTAACTGACACTGCCAACATTTCTTTTATCCAGGTTAAGTTTTTTTTCTAGGTAAAAATGCTCTTTGTAACCAACAGGACAATATTGCTCTCTGAATAAATCAACGCGTGGATTGTCATGGTTCCCATTGATAAAAATAATATGTTTGAAAACTACTTGTAAGGCATCAAGGGTATCATTTCCCCATTTAGCCTCATCTTCCCACATGGGAAGGAAGAAATTATCCACCCCATCTTTTCGACTGGCCCACTGTTGAAACTCTGAGTTTTTAGGCATGAAATAAGAGGTATCGAGAAAGTCACCATTGATAATTAGGTTTCGATGTTCTAGTGGAACAGAAAGTGCGTGTTTAATAAGAATATTAAAAGATGGTAAGTGCAAGTGAGTAGAGTGCCAGTCAGAGGCTACAAACCATAGCTGAGGGGACTCTTTAGGAGTTTTAAGCGAGTGAATAATCCCCATACGCATCCTTGCTTTGGTTAATATCTCAAGCGTAATTAACAAAACAATTTAGCGATATTTAGATTCGATTGAACGAATAGCCGTTTATTAAAATGATCCTTTTTGCCAATCTAAGAATGTGATTCATTTAATTGTCGATCTTAAAGCAGTTCCAAAAGCACGCCCTCGGTTTACCCGTTCGGGACACGTTTACACTCCAAAGCCAACGACAGACTTTGAATCATACATTAGAAAATGTGCTCAGATGATGTTTGATGAACCTTACCTTAAAGCAGTTGAAGTCAGAGTGATCTTTAACTTTAAAAAAGCCAAGACGTGCAAGTTAGTTAAATGCACCAAGAGACCTGACTTAGATAATTTATTAAAAGGCGTTTTGGATGCCCTTAATGGAGTGGCATTTAAAGATGACTCCCAAGTAACAAGAATAGTTTCTGAGAAGAATTTTTCAGAGACGGACAATATAGAAATTACAATCGCTGAAGTTTAAATAAAGTTAAGACGAACGTCTTAATGCTATTGGGAGAAGTTCTGATGGATGATCGAGAAATGTTGGACGATTTAGACGAATTACCAATGAAGCAATCAAAAAAAATTGATTGGAATGTTTTTGAAGTTTACATGCTCTCTATGCCTTTATTGGTTGATGCCTGTAAGCATTTCAATGTTTGCGACACTCACTTATTATCCCAAATTTATGACAAGACTGGACTTACTTTTATTGAGTATAGGAACTTTTGTTTGCAAGATGTAGTTTTGAGAATCAAACAAGCGGCGATCTTAAAAGCTACCGATGGCGACATTGTGGCGATTAAATACGTCTTAAATAATATTAGTGATTGGTCTGATAAGGTAGTTCTTGAAACTGCCAAAGAAGCAAACATCACATTAACGATCTCAAAAGACGACAGTGAGCTTTAAAAAGACTGCTCGTCAAGAGCTTGCCATCAAGAAGCTTATAAGCCCAGCGCAGCATATTATGTTGTTTGGAGGGTCAAGGTCAGGTAAGACCTTTATTTTGGTCTATGCGGTCATTGTGCGTGCTTTAAAGTGCAAGTCTCGCCATCTGATCATTCGCTTAAACTTTAACGCCATTAAGACTTCTATTTGGCTTGATACCTTGCCAAAGGTTCTGGCTCTTTGCTTCCCTGATTTAAAGGCACATCCTAACAAAACGGATTATTACTATACCTTGCCTAATGGTTCTGAAATATGGATCGCAGGACTTGATAATAAAGAGAGAATTGAGAAGATTCTAGGGAAAGAATATTCAACGATCTATTACAATGAGTGCTCTCAAATCCCATTAACTTCAATCGAAGTGGCAACTACAAGACTTGCTGAAAAGAGCGATCTTAAAAAGAAAGCATACTACGACGAAAACCCACCAAACAAGCGCCATTGGTCATACTGGATATACATTAAGGGCATTGATCCTGATACTGGCGAACCTGTTAAGGCCGGAAAATACAATTCATTAATCATGAACCCAAAGGACAATGTTGAAAATATTGATGAGGGATACATTACTGACATTCTATCAGGATTAAGTGAGAAGAACCGTGCTCGATTCGAACATGGGGAGTTTACTGATGAAGGCGAAGGCTCTGTTTATTACTCATTTGATCGAGATAGAAATGTTAGAGATCTGAATGGCATGACTATAAATGGAAGCACGCTGATCGGAATGGATTTTAACGTTAATCCAATGACTGCGGTAATCGCCACTTATTCGAATGATGTTTTCTATATCTTAGATGAGGTCTTTGATCCCAATAGTAACACTCCTAAAATGTGTTCGGAACTAATTAAAAAAGGACACAAGGGTGCAAATATATATCCCGACAGTACGGGGGCAAACCGTAAAACATCGGGAAGATCCGATCATGGAATGTTAAACGATGCTGGTTTTACCGTTCAACCAACACGCAATCCAATAGTTTTTGACAGGGTAAATAACGTCAACCGATTGCTTGGCGAGGGAAGAATTATCATTTCCCCAAAATGTAAAAAGCTTATAAACGATTTAGAAAAAGTAGTTTGGAAAGGCGTTGATCTCGATCAATCAACTGACAAAATGCTCACACACATCAGCGACGCTTTAGGCTATCTCTGCTGGTCGCTTGCTCCAATGGGATACATACCAAATAAACCAATAACAGGATTTTAAAATGATCGACATCTTAGATTTAAATGAAGTTGAAAGAATTATCACCGACATTACCTCAGCTCAGAACTTAATGAGAAAGAGAAATGAATATATCAGCTACGAAGTAGGATCGGGATTACTTCGCAAGTATGTGGCGGCGAAGATCAAGGACATGTATCCGGTGAACTATGCGGCTTATACGATCTCGGAATACTCTTTAGTAAAAAAGGTTGTGGATAAAAAGGCGAGAGCTTACAAAGAACCACCAATTAGAAAGCTAGAAAATGAAAGTGATACTAAAGCCTATACTGAAGTTTTAAAGCTTAACCGCTTCAACGACGCCATGAAGGATATGGATCGAATTTACAACCAACATAAATACGCTGGACTTTATTTTGAAGTCGATGAAGAAGAACAAACCGTTTCTTATTATCCGCTAAGACCTTATGAGTTCGACATCGTAAAGAACGATGAGGGCGAAGTAGAATGCTTAATCTTGTCTTATCCAGGAGCACAAGTCACTCAAGGAACGCAAGACAAAATTATTGCTGGTGATCGTGCTAATGATGATCTTAACGAGATTGAATATGTTTTCTGGACTGAGACTAATCACTTAGTCGTTCAGTGTTCAAGCGATAGCGAAGGACATAAGCGAGTTAAGGTTCAAGAGATTGAAGGCAATCCGAACAACGAAAATCCTTACGGTAAAATTCCTTTTGCTTACTTGCCGTTTGACTTTAATGAAGACTATCCAAGTCCGTCACCGTTAACCAGCCAGTGTATTACCTTAAACGCCCTTTTAAGCGTCTATTTAACTTCATCTAATATGCAAGTTGGAACATTAGTCTTTAAACACCCAGCGACTCAATCTCTTGGTAAATTAGCAGCAGGGATTCACACTGCTTTAGACTTACCGCAATCGGGTAACGTGGAAGATAAGCCAACCACTGCTGAATATATTAGCCCCAATCCGGATCTTGCCGGGCATAAAGAAGCCATTACTACTTATCTAACCATGATCTTAGATGAGCAAGGGATTAACTCAGCTCAAGTCTTATCGGGTGCAGAGAAGTTTAGCTCTGGCTTAGATCGCTTGCTTTCTCAGTCTGACGTGCAGTCAATCATTGAAGACAATCAAGACTTCTATGTTCGCTTTGAGCAAGAGTGCTTTGATATTATCAATGCGATGTCGGGTATGCCTTTCAAGGAGCAAAGTCTTGGAATCGTTTTCAAGAAACCTAAAATGCTTACGAGTGACAAAGATAATCTCGATAACATCGTCTTGATGCTTGATAACGGCATGATCGAAGAGTGGGAGAAGTTTGTCATTCTCGATCCGAACCTCAGTGAAGATCAAGCCAAGGAAAAGCTTAAACGTATTAACGAAAGTAAATCATCGGCACTCAGCGATATGGTTAACATTAATATGGGTGCGAGTAATGCTCCGGCTACAGGGACGTTACCAGGCGTGAAAGTGCCCACTAATAACCTTAATGGGAGAGCTTAGTGGATTATAAAATGAGTCATGGGGAAACCTCGTTCACTTACGATGTACCTATTCCTGACATAATTAACCGCGATGATAAAAATAAGTTCTTGAAAAAGGTCGGTCAGTATCTCGTAGACTCTATGCTCGACAAGATTGCCGATGGCGTGAGTCCGGTAACGGGTAAGCCGTTTACTAAGCTCAATAAAGAATACGCCGCCGAAGAGCATGGTGGTGATCGAACGGCCATACTCGATGAGCACGGAGACATGCTCCAGGCACTTACTTATAAAATAGTAGGTGATCGAATATGGGTGGGAATTAAAGGAGACGAGGCAATTAAAAGCTTCGCTCATAACACTGGCTTTAAAGGGCATCCAGTCTTAGAAGGCAAGGCCCCCAAACGCCAGTTTATACCCGAAAAAGGTGAGTCATTACTCAAAGATATTATGGCCGGAATAGGAGACATTACTGATGAGTATATCGCTTAAGATAGAAAAAAAGTTTACCAAACTTGGCACGGACTTTATTGAACAAAGTAAAAAGAAGTTTTATGCCGAAGCTGCTAAGCAATTGCCTTATGTCATTGCTAGCACTATCCAAAAAGGTATCTCGCCAGTCGAGGGCATTGGAAGGTTTAAACAATATTCTCCTTCATACGTCGATCAAATTGAAGGGCGCGTAAAGTTCTTTCGTAAAGGCAGTAAGACTATCGCTATTCGTCCCGACATCGAAACCAAACAAGGCAAGAGTATCGCAGAACATTCAAAGATTACTTACAAGAACGGTGCAATTGCTCCTGGAAAACTAATCGGAGCGCATTCTAAATTATCTTTCAAAGGTAGTTTATTTGCTAAAGGCTTAGGGCATGGAAAACTTAAATCACCAGTGAACATGACCGTGACCGGCGTGATGGTGGGATCAATTCAAGGTGATGTGGTTAGTAATGGAGCTTTGATAAGTTTCAATTCACCAATTGCAAAATATCATAACGGGCAAGGGAGAGTTGATCGTCACATCCTACCAAAAGGGAGTGAGACCTTCTCATCTTTAATAATGAAAAAGCTAAGAGATTTACTGCGAGAAGCATTTAATAACTAGACGCAAATTAAAACACGTCTCAAAATGGAGTATGTACGATGAGTGAAGTAAATCCAGAACTGGATTCAAATGACGAAGGTCAATCACAACAAAAAGCCGATGATGTTAATTCGCGTTTGCTAGAAGAATCTAAAAAGAATAAGGCGAAATTGCAAGCGGCGAATGTCAAACTTGCAGAACTAGAAAGTTTTCGCACTCAAAAACTTGAAGAGGAAGGACAGTATAAAAAACTGTTAGAGCAAGCAAATGAAAAGCTTAAGTTGAAGGATGACGAATCAAAGTCGCTTAAGCAAAAAACATTAAAAGC